CCTCACCAATGGTCACGACCACGTCATCAGTTTCGGTGGTAGTTTCCTTGTTGCCTTCACCTTCGTTGTCATCGGACTGGGTTTCGTCTGTGGTCTGTTCACCACCTTCTTCGCCCTCGCCGTCCACAACCGTGGTTTCGTCGTCCAAGGTTACCACTTCATCATCTGTCGTTGCCTGACCGTCTGCCTTTTTGTTCATTTCAATGACCCCATTCAAAACTCACCCATTAAAGCGGCTGGGTGGGAACCGCATAAACAAAGATCTTACAGTGGAATGCCGTTCTGTGATACAGTTTCGGCCCCTTGTGGTTGGACTTGGCCCAAACCACCGAACTTTTCAATGACCTCCATGGCCTGGCGTTGTTCTGATGAGTCCACTTCAGCCAAGGTCTTCATGGTTTTGGCCTTCGTTTCATCCGCCTGCGCCACCGTGAGGATGGTCTTGGCGCGAGCCTGGGTGGCGTTGGCTGTGGCTTCGTCGGCCGCTGCCTGCAGGTACTGAGTGTTTGGGTCAGGCTGTTGGTTGGCCTGCTCTTCAGCCATGGTCTGCTGTTCTTCCTCTGTGGGCTTAACGACTCCCATGCGAAGCAGCTTCTTGCGGAAGTAGTCACGCACCTCAGTGATACCTTCGCCTTCCATGTTCATCATGGCCATGGCGCCCAGGACCTGCTTGGTCTCAGCGTCATCTGTCAAGGAAGCCATGCCAGTCAAAGCGCGGACCGTGGCAGCACGCTTGCTGGACGACGACGGACCAACGTCCACATTAACGTCGAACTCGGCTTCAGACAGGTCGAACTCGGCCTCAATTTCGCCCTTCTCATTGACCATGGGTTTGGCCAGTTCAACCGACTGCATCTCGCCTTGTGGACCAATGGACTTCATCTTGCGGCCTTCTTCGACCAGCACATCCTTGGCCATGCTCAACCAGATTTCACCCGAGCGCTTGACGGCCTTGCTCATGTTGCTCATGTAGATGAAGGTCTGCATGTCAAGCTTGTTCTGCACGAGCTCAACTGCTTTACCACTGATGTTGGGCTGCAGCTCCTCGCCGGCTTGCTGGTTGCCAAGCAGGTCTTGCATATCCTGCTCAGTGATCTGCAGCAAGGCAGCCAAGGCCTGAGGTATCTGAGGTGGCTTGGTGTAGCCGATCGGACCTGAGATGGCTTGGTTACCGTTGGCGTCAGTGATGGGGTTGACCAGCAGGTAGGGGAAGTTCTTGATGTTGTCATCGGCCCACATCATCTGGTGGCCGGCAACCTGCTCAGGCGTCAGGATCGGCTTCTCAACCGAGGACAGGGCGCTGATTTCACCGAGCTTCGACAGCTGCATGTTCTTCAGGCGCTGAGCATCCTTGGCCAAGCGGACATGGCCCATGCAGCGTTCCACGTTGTCGACGAACCAGCGCTTGCCGTACATGGGCACGATGGGGATGCACTTGCCGGCGATGTAGCCGCAGTCCTCGAGGATCTTGGCGCCTGACAGGATGTACTTGCGGACACGGCGACGCTTGATGTTCTTCTGGCGAATCTCCTTGCTGCCTACAGCCAACAGTCGTTCTTCCAAGGTCTCATCAGCCTCAAAGTCAGCGTCCTTGTAGCGTTCTTCCTCGCCGTCAATGGTCTCCCAGACGTAGACGGTTTCTCGAGTTTCCTCGACGCGGTAATACTCAGCCACGAAGACGACGTCAGGCGTCAGCCAGTCAAACTCGTACTGATGGACTTCCTTCGGCCACGAAGCAGGATCATCGCCCCACTCATCCTTGTAGGCTTGACGCGTCATGGACGTGATGACGAAGCAGCGCTTCGAGTCGACCTTGTCTTGGCGCTTGGCGTTCAGGTCAAAGAACACAGACGAGTCGGCATCGAAGATCGGTTCAATGCGGATCCGCTGCTTCTCATCTTCTTCGTCCTCTTCGTTCTCGTACACAGTGCGCAGACGCCAGGCTCCAAAGCCGCCAGCCACACCTTCCTCGAAGGCGTTGTCGTAAGCTTCCTCAGCACCACTGTCTTGCTCGTCGGCGCGGTACAGGCCGTCGCACGTGTCAGCCAGCTTGTCGTACTCCTTGCCTTCCTTGCTCACGAAGTCGACGGTGATGCGGTTGTTGCGGTACTCGTTGATGATGCGGATGACGGCCAAGTGGATCTTGTTGACCTCGAACTTGGGCTTGTTCTCGAACTGCTCACCCAATGGACCTTCCCACTGAGCACCTGCGATCGAGTAGAAGCGCCGGTCTTGGAGGCACTGCAGTCGCTCATCGCGCAAGGCAGATTGGATGTTGTCAAACTCAGTGAGCGCCTCCTGGTGGATGGCAGCAAGTCGTTGCTCTTTGGATGGTCGGGCCATGGTGGTTCCTTAACGGTTGAAATGATGGGTGGACGCGATCGGCTCGACCTTGACGTCCTTCTTGAAGTTGATCGGCCATTCGTAGTCGACACAATAACCAACGGCCGTCGTGATGTGTTGGTATTCGCTGTCCTCCTCAAGGAAGGTGCTGCCTTTCTTGATCTGCACAGTGGCAAAGCCCTTGTGAACGTACTTCGCCTTCTCGATGTTCACGAACAGGCTGACTTCGCCCTTAGCATTCTTGATCTTGGCTCGCACAGCGTTCTGCCTGTCCTTGATGGCTGGTGCCGCGTTCTTCACCTTACGTGTCACGGTCCAGTTGTTGGCACGAAGCACCTGTTCCATCTCGGTGTAGTCTGAGGCATGTCCATGCTTCTCACCGGCGCGACCTGCAGGGTCACCGTAGATGATGACGCTGCGGTTGATGTGGTTCTTGTACTTCTCAACGAACTCAAGAGCCGACTGCCGAGCCACTGCGGACTGGAGGACAATCTCGTCAAGGATGTAGAAGTCATTGCCACGACGCACGCCGACGCCTGAGCTCATGGGTGTGAAGTTGAAGTCATGGTGCCACATCAGTTGCTCATTGGGCTTGATGACCTCAGTCGTGTAGTTGTCAGGGCTGTAGTCCTCATACACACGGCCCGATGCGGTCTCGAAGCTGGCCTCATACTCCTGCCGGTACTGACGGGGCGACATGCGACGCTTGGCGGCATCGATCACGTCCTTGGGCAAGATGTCTGAGCTCTTCCACGTGTACAGCTTCCAATCAGGGTCGCCTGACGACCGAGCATACTCAGCCATCTCAAAGTAGTGGTTCAAGCCGTCAGGGACGCCGATCAGCCAGCACCATGGGCGGTAGTCAGGCTTCAGCGGGTTGAATGTGTCAAGTGCCGGGCTGATGTTCTCTTGCCATGCACCTTCGCGCACGTCGGCGATCTCATCGATGACGCCTCCGATCCAAAGCACACCTTCCATGCGCTGAGGCTGGTCAAGGCCGATGAGGCTGATCGTGCTGCCGTTGGGCAGGCGGATTTGAAGTTCAGACTCACTGACTGAGCGGTCGCCGAGCACGGAGGTGAAGCAGAGGCGCTTGAGGTCTTGCCAGTAGATCCGCTTGACCTGGTAACGAGTAGGAGCGGCGACGAAGTAGGGTCCTGGTTCCCTCATGGCCTCGCGCACCACAAAGCGCTTGGCTCGCTCAGTCTTGCCTGATCGCCGCCCTGCTGGGACCACCTTGAACCGCACTTTGTCATTGACGAGGTCGGTTTGAATAGAGTGCTCGGTCAGCGGGTACCAGCGCTCCATGTCCTTCTGATGGGCGAGTTCGATCATACTGGAAGCTTCTCCGCGATCGACTTGAGTGCCTCAGCCACAGCGTCTGAGTTGCCGCTGACGGAGACGGTTTGCACGGCGAGCTTCGGCGCATAAAACGGAGACGCTGCTTTCGCAGCATCGATGCGTGTAGGAAAGTCCGCGTAGACTTCTTCTTCCACAAGGTCACGGCTGACTTCTTTGCCGTTCTTGTCGTACTTCACAACCCAACGTTTGTGCTTGATGCCTTCGCCGCGACTGACCAACAGCAACCACTCATGTGGAAGCAGTCCGGTCTCCATGGCGGCTTGCTTGGCCTTTGCAGTGACTTTGGAAAGTGCACCTTTCGGGCGGCCAGCCCCTGGTTGTCGTCCACCACCTGCCATTATTCAACTCCACAGAAGATTTGGAGATAGGAAATCTCGATGGTGTGGATCGTAAACCGTTTCACTGGAGGCGTAAACCGCTCTAACACATGTGGGAAACCTCGTACACCCTCTCTAAATGGGCGAACACTCACTCTGATGGAGCGGCCTGTGTAGCGAGTTGTGTAGCAACCTAAGTTGTTGATTTATAAGACAAACTACAGATACTACTTCTACTATAGTCTCTTTTTAATAGAAGAAGAAGAAGAAGAAGAAGAAGTATAGAGAGAAGAGAGAATAGGGTTTGGCGTAGCGTGTAGCGACCGCTTTGTTGTGTAGCAGAGCGCCAAGAGCCAAGAATAACACCTAAGTGGTTGATCTATAACAGCTTTCACCTTACTGGTAACCCATTGTTTACAGCTCATCCGCTACAGATTAGAATCTGCTTCGTCCGCCTCGCTGTGTCGTGTCTCCTTCGGTTGCCCACAACCTTGGTCCGCGTCGATCGCCCTCAGCAAGTGATGTAGCGAGGCGGACACCTTTTCATGCGGCTGAGCGCATGGTTGGCCGATGCTGAGGCGGCTATGATCGACGAATTGAGGACCGAAACAAGATGGCAACCACAAAAAAGAAGGCCGCACCTGCGGTCGACCACAAAGCACTTTCTCTAGGGGAAACCAAGCTCAAGTCCAGCGGGCTCACGCTCGAAGACGCCAAGCTGCTTAGTATCCACTGCCTGGGCCAGCAACAGACTGCGGCTCAGCACCAAGCGTTCAAGCAGCTTTGCAGCTTGCGCATCGATTACATTGGGCCTGACGGCAAGCCGATTGGCGACTGGCCAGGATCCAAACCGTTCTACCGGGTCAGGTACCTTGAGACACCATCTGACTTCTCCAGTCTGACTGACAAGAAGCCTGTGCGCTATGTGCAGGAACCCAACACTGCTCCGGTCGCCTACTACCCAGCCAATCAGGACTGGGAAAGTTTGCTTCACGACACCGACCAGCCGCTGATCCTGACTGAGGGCGAGCTCAAAGCCGCCAAGGCCTGCAAGGAAGGCTTCCCCACCATCGGGCTGGGCGGCG